CGCGCGGAGCTTGACGGCGAAGAAAACGTCGGGCGGGTGCTTCCGGCGGAATACTGCTTCTTCACGGGCGACGGGCGGCGCAATCACTTCACAACGGAATGGAAAAGTACGGATTGCTTCGGCTGGACGCTTGAAAGCCCGTACACAGATTGAAAGGAGCGGCACACGATGAAGGAAAACAAAAGCGGCTGGCAGTTCCCGAAGGCGCTTGAAATTATCAAGTGCAAGGAAGGAAGCAAGGAGTTTATGAAGGAACGTCCGGCGCGTCGCCCGTTCGGAAACACCGTGCTTATTTGCGAATATCCGATCGACGACACGGCGGCGGAAGAGCCGAACGCGAAGTTGATTACATGGCGGCTTGCGAAGCGCGCCGCACGGGACTTCTTGCGCGTTTCCTTTATGCCTTCGGCTATCGTATCGGCGGCGACGCATGGCGGAAAAACCGCCGTCCGCGTCTACGGTAAATATTAAATCACACGAAAGGAGCTATTCAATTATGTTCAACAAGAAAAAGACCGAATGCCGCGTTTGCGGCTATCGCTTCACACCGGAGCGGGAAAACATCTACACGGCGGAAGAACCGCGTTCAGCGCTTGAAATGCTTACCGCCGCGCCCGTTCGCTTTTCGGCGGTTGATTGCCCGATTTGCGGTTGTCAAATCCGGCTGGCGGAACGTGCGCCGCGCATTGACCTTCCGGCTATTACGGAACAGCACGACGCGGACGCAGAGGAAACGGAGGGGTGCGAAGATGAAGATTAAAAGTATCGCCGCTATCTGCAAGAAGAACAAGAATATTGCAATCTTCGAGCGGTACAGCGACGACGGCGACATATTAACGCAGTACATCGGCGACGGATCGGCGGTTTATCCGGTTATCGGGCTTCCGCCGCTTGACGCGGAAAGCCTTTTAACGATCTTCGACGTTCCGGAGAAAGACCGCGATAATTACTTCGTGAAAACGCTGGGCATTCCGGCGGGTATCAGCTTCGAGGATACCGACGCGACGGAAAGACAAGTCGAGCGGGAAGGAATATCAATCATCTATTCCGGACGAACCTTGAAGCCGATCCGCACAACGCGCGGGCTGGTATTCATCGAAAGCCGCTATCTTGCGCCCGTTGCTGACGTGCTGGACGTGCTGGAGCTTTACGAACGCCGCACGACGGACGGCGCGCCCTACATTGTAGCGAAGGCGGGCTTCCTGCTTCAAGCGGTGATTATGCCCTATGACGTTATCAATCAGCAGTTCGTGGAGAGCTTGCAAGCCTTAACGCGGGAATGCGAATTCGCACTTTCCGAGAAGGAACGCAGAGAGCGCGAAGCCCGCGACCATTTCACGGCGACAGAGCCGGAGCAATTCGCCTTGAATGTTGATCCGAACACGGGCGAGATCGTAGAAGGAAGCGAGGTGGCGGACAATGCCTAAAATGACGGTACGCGTTATTCTGAAAAGCGGCGTTGAATTCTCTATCAAGTGCGACAAATTCACACTTACGCGAAACGGCTTTCAACAGGTAACGGGCTACAACATCGAAGGGATCACGGAGAACCAGCCTGTTTATTTGGACTTTGAGCAGGTGGCGGCGGTTGTCCGCGTCTTTTCCGACGAAAAGGAGGTGGCGCACGATGAACAAGGCGCTTCTATCCTCTAAAAATATGTGCTGGTGTACGCCGCAAGACTTCTTCGACAAGCTGAACGCCGAATTCGGCTTCGTGCTTGATCCGGCGGCGACCGACAAGACGGCGAAATGCTCTTTGTATTACACGCCGGAAACGGACGGGCTTTCGCAAAGCTGGGATCACGGCGGCGCGGTATTCTGCAATCCGCCTTACGGACGCGAGATCGGCAAGTGGGTTCAAAAGGCTTTCGAGGAAGCGCGGGGGGGGGGGATCCGATTGTTTTACTTATCCCAGCACGGACAGACACAGCATATTTTCACGATTACATTTACGGGAAAGCGGAAATCCGCTTCGTGCGCGGGCGGCTACGGTTCACGGACGACGACGGGAACGCCGCCGATCCCGCGCCCTTCCCTTCAATGGTAGTTATCTATAACGGGGAGCGGGCGAAGGAATGAGCGATAAAAAGAAATGCCCGTTTTGCGAAGCGATCGCGCTTCAACGGTTCATTGAAGAACACCACAGCAAGCCCGCAGGGTTCGGAATGGCTTTATCCGCCGCGCTTGTTTCCTACGCAGTAGTAAACGGGCGCAAATGCGGACGGACAACGGATTACATGAAGGACGGCAAGGGCTACCCGCTCAATTATTGCCCTTCGTGCGGAAAGCGGGTGAAGAATGAATAACCGACAGGAAAAGCCGCCCTTGAAGTGCTTGCTGGGCATTGATCCGGAGAAAACGCAGAAATGCAAGCCTTCGGAATGCGCTTCTTGCGGCTGGGAAGCGGCAGAAGCCGCGCGGCGGCGGGAGTACGTAAAGGAACACGGCTTGACGCTATGCGCCGACGGCTTCCGGCGGCTGATTATTAGGAAGGAGAAAGACATGGCAACACCTTATAAGGAATGCCCGCATTGCGGCGCACATCTTGACAGCGGCGAGAAGTGCGAATGCCGCGCAGAGGAAATCGAAGCGAAGAATTCGCAGAAATACGCTTGCGGGCTTACGGAACAGGACGTTGAAAGCGGCTGGGAATGCCCGCTTGATAATCCGAACGAAACCGTCGAACGTTGCGAAGATTGCGCTTTTGCAAAAGAAACCGATTGAAAGAGAGGGTAAAAGACAATGACAGGTATTAACGAGGTTGCGAAGGAAATTCACGAAAACGCCCGCGCCCACGGCTGGTGGGACGAAGAACGCGGCTTTCCGGAGGTTTTAGCGCTCATTCATTCGGAGGTATCCGAAGCGCTGGAGGAATACCGCAACGGACACGGCGCAACAGAAATCTATTTCAGCGACAGCGGCAAGCCCGAAGGTATCCCCACGGAGCTTGCGGACGTGATTATTCGCGTTCTTGATTATTGCGGATACGCAGGGATCAACATTGACGCGGCGATCTCACAGAAGCACGAATACAACAAAAGCCGCCCGTATCGGCACGGCGGCAAGAAGTGTTAATCATGGCGGAGCGGGTGAACCACCCGCCGCATTACAACGCGGGCGGGATTGAGTGTATCGACGCGCTGGAAGCCGCAACAAGCGGGCTTCAAGGTATCGAAGCCTTTTGCACAGCGAACGCGATCAAGTATTTGTGGCGCTGGAAACTGAAAAACGGTGAAGAGGACTTGCAAAAGGCGGTTTGGTATATCAACAGACTTATTCAACGAGCGGGCGCAGACAGCGCCGCAGGAAAGGAGCTATTCAATATGAAAGAGAACAAACACGGCTTCGAGCCGAAACAAGAATTCACGATGGGCGGGATCGCTTGGACGGTCATTCAGACGGGCGCGGATTGGGTGAAGTGCATTGCTTCCGATTGCGTCGAGGAACGCGCCTTCGATGAAGAGAACAAGAACGACTTTGCCGCTTCTTCCCTTCGCGCCTATCTGAACGGCGAATTCTTGCGCCGTCTGATTAAGGCGGGCGCGCCGGAAGAAATATTCGAGTATTTCAACATCGACTTGACCGCCGACGACGGCTTGAAGAATTACGGCGGCGATCGCGTCCGGATCGGGCTTATCACTTGCGAGGAATACCGCCTTTTGCGCGGTAACATTCCGGCGCTTCCGGATCGTTGGTGGTGGACGGCTACACCGGACAGCCCGATAAATTCTTACGTCCGCAACGTCAGTTCGGTCGGCTCTTTGGTCAGCGGCTACGCGTGCGGCGGCCTCAGGGGCGTTCGCCCGCTTTGCAATCTCAAATCTGAAATCTTGGTATCGTACTTAAACGGCGAGAACGCAGAGGAACAGAAGAAGCGCGCCGAAGCCGTCGATATGATGAAGCATATTGCCGCCGCGTGGGACATCGACGCGGAAGAAGTTTTCGGGAGGGCTGACGAATGACAATGTATCAATTCATGGTGAACGCCTTTTATATGCTTTGCGGCGTTGCTTGCGTCGCCGCTTCCGTTGTGATCGTCTACATCGTTTTGAACGTGCTTTTCAGAGCGCTTCGGAGGGGCGGCGGGAACAATGGCAGATATTAAGATCGACGAAGAATTGCTTTTGCGCGCAGGGCTGGGGATCGGCTACGCGTTCGCGCCATTCTTTAGGGGCATTTTAGAAGGCGTTGAAGATTACACGATCGAACAGGCGGCGCGGGAAATGCAGGAAGAACACGACGCGCAGGAAGCCGAAGAGGGCTTGAAACGTCCGGTTGAAAAAACGCTGATCGGCGATTGCCGGAAGTGCTGGTGCGATCAATGCGCGAAGCTGGAACAATGCGTTCACTTGCGCGAAGGCGCGCTTCCGGACGGGGTGCACCCGTTCCCTTGCGTCGGGTGCGCGGACGGAATGCGCTTCAAGCCTTGCGAAGAAGAACGGTGCGCCGATTTCGAGCAGGGCGCAGGATTTAATAACGGCTGACAAAACAAAAAAAGAGAACGTCCGGTTGCGACGTTCCGGACGTTCTCTTTTCCTCTTACATAGCTGTAAAAGGAGCTATTCAATATTGAAATTATAGCATTTTACGGCGCTTTTGTCAAGGAAGGGCGGCGGGATTATGCAGAGGGTTAAAAGACGTATTTTTTCGGGCGTTGTATGTGAACAAGAGGTTTACACCGTATCCGATCGAACAAACATCAAGAAGGCTGAACCGCGACCGCGCTTCAAGGACGACGAAGAGCGCGCGCAACACCGGATCGGCATATCAAAACGGAAACACCAGCGGCTGGTTAATGAAAACTTTTCGCCGCTTTCCTTATATAGTACGCTGACGTTCGACGACGACAGCGAAGTTCATACATTCAGCGAAGCGCGCAGAATACGCGACAATTACTTCCGGCGGCTTCAAAGGGCTTGCCCCGACGCGAAGATCATTATTTACATGGGGCGCGGCAAGTCTACGAACCGAATTCATTTTCACATGATTTCGGACGGCATACCGGAAGAAACGATCAGCGGCAAGTGGAACGACGGATCAGTAATCCACATTCGGCACTTGCGCGAACACAATTATTATAACGGCGTTGACTACGGGCAGGATTACACGGGGCTTGCGGATTACCTATTCAACCATTGGACACCGGAACAGGGCGGACACCGTTGGAAGGCGACGCGCAATCTTCGCCAGCCGGAGAAGGAAGCGCCGACGCTTGCACTTCGGACGTATACGGAAAAGAAAGCACCGATCGCGCCGAAGGGTTACAAGCTGGTGGAAGCCCGCGCGACAAAGTGGGGCTACATATATTATAAATATGTACGCGAACCGGAGAAACCGAAACGCCGGAAGAAACGCGAATAGCGGGAACGCCCGAAGGGGCGCAATAAAAAGCCTTGTAAATGTGTAAAGTTTTACGACCAGCGCTTTTCCTTCCGAAAGATTGATTTTATTTATTCCCCGTCGCCCGCTTTTCAGAGATCACGAACGCGCGCATTGTCAAGGGTGCGAAGCACGGCGAAGCCGCTTGCCCTTGATAATGAAAGCGCGGGAGTGATAAAAGCGGGAAGGCGGCGGGGATATAAAATCAATCGTGAATGATCGGTTCAGAACACGGATCGAGGAAGCCCGCCGGATCGCCGATAGATTTATTCCTTTAAGCCCGTTCCCCCCAGCGGGGGGCGGAGGGGGGAGAAAAAGAAAGAAGGTGAACAACGTATGCTTGAATTGAACAAGCTGTATAACATGGACTGTATGCAGGGAATGAAAGAGTTTCCGGACGGCTTCTTCGATCTTGCGATCGTTGATCCGCCTTACGGTATCGGCATAGACGGACAAAAGAAGCGCGTGTGCGGCAATCCGAAGCATAACCGGAAAGAGCATATCCGGAAAAGCTGGGACAAGACTATTCCACCGCCCGAATACTTCCGCGAATTGGAACGCGTTTCAAAAGCGCAAGTGATATGGGGCGGAAATTACTTCGTTCCGTATCTTGAACAAGGGCATAAAGGCTGGCTTGTATGGGACAAGGGGCAACACGGCTTGACAATGAGCGATTGCGAATTAGCATATACCAGCTTCGACACGCCGACGCGCGTTTTTGTCTGCAATCGCGTTGAATTGCTGAACGACGGGACAATTCACCCGACACAAAAGCCCGTGAAGCTGTATTCGTGGGTTCTTTCCCTCTTCGCCCGAAAAGGTATGAAGATATTGGACACACACGCCGGAAGCGGAAGTTCCTTGATCGCTTGCTATCGTCAAGGCGGACTTGATTTCGTCGGCTTTGAGATCGACGAAGATTATTGCCGCGCGGCAAATGAACGGCTGGAACAGGAACAAGCACAAATCCGGCTTTTTGATCTCTTGGAGCAGGAAGAACGGAAAGCGCAAGCAACGCTTTTTACGAAATGAAGGGAGGAAACACAATGCAGGAAAAAAGGACGCTATATCTTGCCGGAAAGATCACGGGCGATCCGTATTATTTCACGAAGTTTTACAACGCGCAAAAGAAGCTGGAGGAAGGCGGCTTCATCGTCGTAAATCCGGCGCTTCTTCCGGCGGAGGGCTTCACGTGGGAAGCCTATATGCGTATGTCCGGCGCTATGCTTGCAGAGTGCGCCGAAGTCTGTTTTCTTCCGGACTGGAAAGAGAGCAAAGGCGCAAAATATGAATTCGGCGAAGCAATGGCGCAGAACAAGCCGTTTTTCTTCTTCGCTGATTGGGAACGGGAGGGATCACAGAATGCAGAAAAATAAAATGCCCGTTCCGACGGAAGCGCAAGAGCAAATGACGCTGTTTTCGTGGGCGGCTATGCAAAGCGGGAAATATCCCGAATTGAATTTGCTTTATCACGTCCCGAACGGCGGGAGCAGACACAAGGCGGAAGCGGGACGGCTTCGGGCGGAGGGCGTGAAAGCGGGCGTTCCCGATCTATGCTTGCCCGTCGCGCGCGGGCAATATCACGGGCTTTACATAGAGCTTAAACGGCAACGCGGCGGCAGGACAAGCGATCATCAATCGGAGTGGCTGGACGCTCTTTCGGCGCAGGGCTACAAAGCCGCGCTTTGCTACGGCTGGGAACAGGCGGCGGGAACAATTATCGAATATCTAACCGGAGGTGGCACACATGACTAAAAAGCAAACAGAGCTTTCCGAAGAGTTGCGGGAAGCCGTATTTGAAGCCGCGCGCGCAGGGGCGGCGGAAGCATACACACAGAACACGGGGTACGTAAATTACTTCAAGGCAATGGAAACATTGCTGTATAACTACAAGAAGCTGGCGGCGCTTGTAGCCGATGAAGAAGCGTATTGCGAAGTTGAGTATCACGCGGGACGAAAGACGTTTTCAACGACACCACAGGCAAAAGGCTTTATTCAGCGCAAGACGGAAGCGGAGATCGTCGAGGAAATGCGAGAGGAAAAACAAAAGCAGTTCAAAGAAACGAAATCCGGCTTTGACAGCTTGACACGCGCTATTTCTCTTTTCGAGGGGCATAAAGAATTCGTTGTGATCCGGCTTTACTATTTCGGCGAGGACATCAACGGCAATCCGCGAGAGGGCGGAACGGCGACGTGGGAAGAGATCGCAGAAGAGCTTTCCGACGCGGGCATTCTCAAAGAGATAAAGACGGCGCGCCGCTGGCGGAACAAGATCGTCAATGACATGGCGGTATGCGTATTCGGCATTCCGGCGGCGGTATCAGCGGCGACATACCGGAAAGCCGTTGACAAATGACCAAAACGCGACCAAACAATGCACCTTGTCCGCGACGCTTACGCGTGATATAATAATTACGCTGAATTATTGCGAATTGAATAGCGCGGGATAAAGCCTTTTGTGTGAATGCACGGAAGGCTTTTTCTTTTGCTCTTTTGCACAGACTTTTCCACAGGAAGGAGGATAACCGCATGAAGCCGTGGGCGGAAAGGTTCTACAATTCGGACGCTTGGCGTTCATGCCGCGACAGCTTCTTGAAGTCGAAGGGCTACTTGTGCGAACGCTGTTCAACGCCGGACGATCCAGTAACCGCGAAGATCGCACATCACAAAACATACTTGACGAAGCAGAATATCAACGATCCATACATAGCGCTTTCGTGGGATAATCTCGAAGCGCTTTGTCAAGATTGCCACAACAAAGAACACCACCGGAAC